GAAAAAACGAAGTGCGAATTTCACCATCGCCATGATCGCAACGGAGGATCCAACGGCGATGATAAGAATGACCATTCCATGATCACCCATGAGACTCTTGTTATAAGCTCCACCAGCATCTACAAGAGTGCCGGCACGAGCCACACTGGTGCTCTGAAAGTACGTCTTACCAACGTAACCACCGACTCGTGTTGAGGCAACATAGTTGACAGTCTTGAACAACCAAGGGCGAGAAAAGTACTGAACACCGAGAAAACGGCAAATCTTATCACGCAGAGTGGGTTCGTCATCGAGATCAGCAAGAAGCAATTCTCTAGCTGTCTTGTCACCAGCTGCCAAACGCGTAGCATTAGCATCTACGAAATCAAAGGCGGCTTTTAGCAGGGAATCATCGTCCCAACCTAATGCAAGGTACTGGGGTACCCTCTCGTAAACGAAAACCTCGAGAGCAGTCAACTGCTCCTCTTTCCAGTCTGCAAGCGCGACGTACTTCAAGATGTAGTCGTGAATAACCTTCAGTTGGGAGCGAATGAAATTTCGCTTACCTCCGATCTTAGGAACGAACGTGAGGTAATCGTCTCCAGTATCAACGGAGAAACCAGCGTAACGAGAAATCGCAAAGATTTTCTCTCGAATTGGTAGACGGTCGAAACTCGCCATCTCCTCATCGATTTCACAGATCATCTCCTCGGGTGTGATCTCAACCACTTCGGAAACTGTATACTCAGAAATCCAAGGCTCTAACGTATGAGTACGCCAAGCGTTGAAATACATAGCGGCGGAGCTATTTAGTGAAGAATACTTTTCCATAATGGTACGTCGTACTTCGACAGCATCTAGCATGCGCTTACACTTATCAGCATTACCCAATTGAGCTTCAGCAGTCACGGGTGCCTCTACGTCGCCGAACATGATAACATCACACTTTTCGGGAGCATCAGCAATAATCTGTGATTCATTAACGCACACGCACAGTGAAACTGGAAGGTTACACTTGCAAAGCGTTTCAGGACCAACAGCATTGACAGTGTTAAGCAAACGAGTTTGATTGTCGATGTGCTTCTTGTAAACACCCGTCAACCAGACAAGAAGATCGGAGTAACTTCCGAACTCACGTCCAGTAGCAGCGTATTCTCCCAGAAGGGAGTCAGCATCGTGACGAACGACCTCGCAGACCTTAAACGTCCAACAATCCGGATACAGAACACCCTGAGGAATCAGTGAAGAATCAATCTGAGTGGTACCAGGCTTGCGGAATGCTTCTTTGACTACTGGCTCAATACGATAAGGCATACGACGGAGAACGGCGTAGCTATTGTTGTAATAAGCGTGAACATTGAGCTGAGCGATGTTAGAGGTAATACCCATCCACTCACAGAGCATAGGGATTTTACCTTTATCAAAAGCTTCAGCTTGATTTGTGATCAAGGGGATGTTGTTGACAGCACCGATGATATCAGCCAAAGACTGATCAATGCCCATAACTTTAGAAGCTTTGTGTTTCGCAACATCATCATAAAGAATGCCAAGCATGCTGGATTTAAATCCAGAGTAGTACTTGTCATCAGGGTTGCGCGAGTACAAAACCGCTTTCTCTTTCTTAATATCACGCACAGAAGCGTAATGGTAAAAGAGACCCTTGACGATAAAGGATTTGCCAACACCTGAGTCACCCCAGATGAAAAGTCCGATAGGACAGAAACGGAATGAGGCGGCTGCCATTGCAGACTGATACCTCTTCTGAACCATTTCAAGCTCTACAATAACGTTATTCACGAGAATCTTTTGAGACTCCCAAAACGATTTGCAGAGACGCTTACCATCTTCAATGGCATCAGCAACATCAGTGAGATACGTGATAGTATCAAGACCAATGGCAGCTGGGTTACCAAGGAATTCAGCATCCTTTCGGAGACGGTTGGCCTTGAGAAGCCAATTACTGACTGTCTCTGAATCCACGAAAAACGCATCAGCAGAACCAGTTAGAATGGCTTGGCGGCCTGCCTTGGCAAGGAACAGTAAAAGGCCCACGATCGCATCGGCGAAAGTGAGAACGTTCCAAACGGTTGGCTGGATGTAGTTCTTCTCCAATTGGGAGAAGATTTTGTCATCAACACTGATACCCATCTTGAAGTAAAAAGTGTGAGCAATAACATGGTTAAGAACCTTAATAAGTTTCTTACCAAGGGCGCAATCTTTGACGCGGTGAATATTCTTGTAAAAGTCATCACAAACGTCAATCCAAGATGAGGATTGCCAAAAGGGGAGATCATCGGAAAGCTCTTCAGCTAGCTTGGTGAAAAGACCAGCTAGAGAACCTGTGACCGACGCACTAGTGATGGAGCGGAAAAACGTTGAAAACGTAATAACCACTCCCATAACGCTATCAGAGCGTTTGATATCATAAAGAAGAGTGCCTGCTGATTCAACATACAGCAAGAACTCATCTTGAGAAGGCGTTAACACATGTTGTGTTAAATAGGATGGAGGACCAGAACGCGTCAAAGGCGAGTTAAGTGCTCGCTTGAAGCTTTTCTGAACAGTGTGCATGGTTGTTGTAATCGTGTATATTGTTAGTTGTATCTGGTTCGTATGGGGGTGGGGCCTGACCCCTAAGGCTTTTTTATAGTGGTATATTCCACCGTGACTGGACTTTTACCTGTCACTGTAATATCAGAAATTGACTAAGAGGAGCAAATTTCATCGAATATAGCTAACGCCGCTCAAATGCGGTGAATGAGTGTTATTTCATCGTATTCCAGTAATGAACTGGGACTCAATCGGTACTATATTGAATGAAGGGATTGCTCCGGTGTAAAACCATTACTCGGAGTCTCTCAATGTATGCTGTCTTGGAACAAAAGAATTAATAAAAGAGGAAAATATGTAAAATTGTTTTGTTTTTGTTCTTAAGGTTCCAAAGTAAGGATTTTATCGTGAATCAGTAAACGCGAGACATCTATAAAAGAAGAAATGTGTTATTTGATATGCAAAATAAAGAAACATAGAGGGGGGGGTTAAGTCTTTCCTTATGTCAGATTAGAAGAATGTAGTAGAAATACTAAAGCCGGAACAGTAGCAATGTCGAAGAGACATTACAACTATACTAAATAGAAACTGAGGCCGTAACAACAGCTATCTCTTTCGAAATCACATCCGTAGATCATGACTATCTAGTGATAGTTCATAATTCTACAAACAGACGGACCCTTATCAAGGGATCCAAATCAAAGCATGCACGCGTGAGCGTGCATG